AGCCTGTTGATTGTTTTTTGCGGCTATGTATTGCTGCAAGAGTTGGTTTGATACTCCACTTTGGTTATACTGTGGCCCTACGGTGAAATTAGGGTAGGTAAGATCACCGAGATTTCTTGGTATTGGCGTTTGGCCCATCCATTGTAATTTCAGCTCATATTTTAACACATCAAGATTTTGTCCGGTATAGGTCCAAAAATAATGCTTGACAAATCGGTTTGATCTAGCTAAGGCCTGCTGCCTGGAAGCTTGTTGTGATGGTTGCCGTGTTCTGGCTGCATTTGATTGGTCGACTATGGCTTTACCAGTAGGATACCTCATGAAGGTGTAAATCACCTGTCGAGGATAATCATTGGTCAAATTATCAAATGGGGTGAGCAATTTGGTCCTCGAGTGTATCACAACCAAGTTTGCCATTCCGTTGACGCGCAAAGATGCACCACTTGCGCCCGCTCCGCCTGCATTGCCGCTTGATGCTTCGCCTGATGTGTAATTCTGCCCTTCTTTGGTCATGCTCATTACGAAATTAAGAACCGTTGTAAGATCCATTCCTCTCCCAACGCTTATAGTTGGCCGGTTCACGCTACCGCTTGATACGGATATATCGCTGTTGCGTTGGCTGGTGGTAGGAGCTTGGCTGAATTGCCAGTTTCTCATCCAATTTGGTGTGTTGATTACGTAGCTTATCCTTGGTTTTTTGTCATTGTATAAATTTGCGTTTTGTGCCGTTAAGACATTGGAAAGCTGATCAAAAAATGCGCCTACGGTTGTAACCGGACCAATATTGATTGCATTTGAAACAATGCCGACGTGGTCAGCGTGGGCATACATTTCGCTCGGTGTCATTTTAAATCGATATGTGGTACCAGCTTCGGTTGTATCAGATTCCATATTCAGCATCTGTAATTGCCATAACTTATACAGGTTTTTTTCCATGGTTGTTGTAGCAATAGATCCGTCTTCGTTGTAACCCGTAAACCAAACTTCAAGGAAATATGAATTATTTGTCCAATAATTTTTGATTCCCAGTCCTTGAGAGGCACTGTAGATGTTGTCCATTAATGTTATACCATATGGTTCGACCACGGTCATGAACGCCTTAGTATCCTCGGTGCTGGGTGTTTTTGGATTACCAGGAGGTAACGATTCAATCGTTAGTTCAGTTATGTTATAAAGGGCAGTTGCACCACTTTCGGCAATTATTATTTTTGGCATGCTGTAATAGATTGATGATCCTGATGATTGTACCATCCTAGACTGATCATCTGACACCATGCTCCAGCGTATATGATAGGTATAGTTTGCATATTGATTTAGCACGTTAGGCACGAAGTTAAACTGCGTGTTTTGCACACCTGGCTGCAATGTATAACTATACAAGGGGCTGGATGCTGTTGTGTTTCTATTACCAAGTTGGTTAAACGACTGCACCGCATTTGATTGATTTTGGGTGGCAACGGGCATTGATTGTGTTGCCACAGCATTATCAGGTTGCGGAGCTGCAGGCAGCCCGTTTTGTGCCTGGCCGGCCGCACCGCCTTGACCTGGAATTATGGGTGTAGGACTACAAGTTGCCATGTATATTATGATCCTGCGTTTGGTAGGCCCGCTTTGGCAGGCAGGTAAATGTTGATTCCAGCTACCAGATCATATATAGGATCTTTAATTGTATCCGGATTGCGTACCGCAAACACCCACCAATATCCGGTAGTGCCATATACATCAAAGCTGAGCAAATCTGGTCGATGCTGATATGTAGCAGGAATCTGATAAAGAACATCATTTGGTGATGGAACGACCGGTGTGGCGTTCCAAAAATCCAGATACTGCAAGAAATCATAGATTTGCGGCGTTGTGTAATAAGGACTTGTACCTTTATAGTATGATTGTGTCATATCCACGAACCTTGTGTTAACAGTTGTCCCGTTCGGAATTGATCAAGATCAAACGCACGTAACCTGTTTGGTGTATTTTGTACAGTGAGTTGCACCGAGATGCTAAACACCGAAGGCAGCCAAGCAAATCCTTGGACAGGCTGCGTACCGCTCCCTGCAGCCGCGGTTGGGCTCAGCATATTGTTGAATACATTGGCAGCTGACGCAGTATTAAGTGGTTGCGGAGAGCCATTGCCGGTTCCATCTGCGGATAGACCAGTTTGAACTGGAACATAATCAACATCTTTTGGCAGGGTTACGGCAAACTGTGTTACAATGACTGGCAATGCATTAAACATTAATTGTCCGTATGCATCAAACAGCAAAACCGGAGGAGGAGTTCCGGCCAAATTTTGCGAAGCAGTTGTGTTGCCTCCAAACCACATCTTGGTTACGGTTCTCAAAAACTGTATGCATGCCAAAGAATACAATCCTTCGGTTTGATTTTGCACGGTGAAGTCGCCATCAACCGTTAATTTAAGAGCAGGTGTTTTGCTGTAGGAATAGAAATCCTGGTTAGCATGAACGATTTCCATTTGGGTGTAGGTAACATCCTGTGACCATGTTACGGTAGGTTGATAGGGAAACACCATCCCGTTGGTTCCATTTAGTGGGCTCATTAATCCAGATGATCCTAGAATTTGTCCCATGGCCCCTGGTTTTGGACGTAGACGAACCCGGCGGCCGGCAGCATCAATAAGATTTTGCTGAGCAGGTGCGGGTGCTGGTAGTCCGCCGGCGCTTTGAGAAGTAGATGTGCCGTTGTACGACCATCCTAGTGCATTTGCAACCGGAGTCGCTCCGTTTAGATTGCCACCTTGGGTGTTTGAGCCTCCAGGAGCAATAGCCGTGGTAGCTGATGCAGCATTACCTAACACAGGTGTTCCCCCGGCTGGTGGTGCGGTCGGTGTACCACCGGGAGGTATAGGACCAATCCCTTGTGCTGCAAGTTGGGCTTGTTGTGCTGCTGTAAGTCCGCTTATGATCGTCGTGGTTGAGGTTGAGCCGCTCATTATTACATGTGCTTTCGATTGTGTAGTACTAAATATTTATGGCGGCAATTACCCAGGTATTCCGCGCTTTGTCCTTTTTGACGTTTTACCAAAAAGAATGTTAAACTAACAAAATATTATTTCTCCATAAAGGATCAGCATGGCCATCTCGCCTCCAAATAAAATAAAATATCTTACAAATAAAGATCTGCTTGAAGAAATACATCTTAGTAAATCAACATATTGTTCATATGTAGATCCTGCACACATGCGTTATGATTTCATCGTATCAAACATATCATTGGTCACTGCAAAACGCATAGATGAGGCCAGAAAAAAGAAACTTGCCGAATTGCAAGCCATTGAGAAAAAAGAAATCAGTAATAAAGGATTGAAGGATTTTAAAAGCAAGCTGACCATTGATGATATCCCAGTAGAAAGCATTGTGATCCGTGTCATGACCTTTGATCATATTCCTCCTAATCTAGAAAAAGGTGATAAAGCAAAAACTGAGGTTGAACGGCATGTTCGCTGCAATTTTCCACCTTACCAGCATTTCATCATGCAGGATGGCAAGTTAATGTGTGTGCTGAAAAGCCATTGGAAAGGTGGATTGGAGAATGGTCATTTTTCCAAGGACCATGGCAAGATGACCAACAATCTTGCGTTGATGTTCATGAAATTGGTTGATAGATACGGGCATAGAGGCAACTGGCGAGGTTATACCTACATAGACGAAATGAAAAGCCAGGCATTGTTACAGCTCAGCCAAGTAGGATTGCAATTTGACGAAAGCCGTAGCGACAGTCCAAATCCTTTTGCATATTATACGCAAACGATTACAAATAGCTTCATGCGTATACTCAACGTTGAAAAGAAAAATCAAAACATCCGTGACGATATACTTATAATGAATGGGGCGTCTCCTAGCTGGACAAGAATGGTTGACAACGAACTTGCACAGAAGAAAGACCAGTAACCAATAATACACTGTCAGCGGATAGTAGGCTAACAATATTGTTACCGATGAATGCTATGCACTAAACTACATCTATAGCAATTTCAAGGATAACCTATGGCTCTAGATCCAGACTTTTCGCACGTTGCTGTTTTTACCGACTTGCACTATGGGATGCGTAATAACAGCAGGGACCACAACGACTCTTGTGAAGCATTTATTAAATGGATGATAGAGCAGGCTGAAGAGCGCAACATCAAAACATGTATTTTTGCGGGCGATTTCCATCATGTTAGATCATCCATCAATATTTCCACTTTAAACTATTCGGTGAGCGGTTTAAAACTGCTCAATGACTACTTTGATCACACGATATTCCTTCTTGGTAATCATGATTTGTTTTATCGGGACAAATACGAGATACACAGCCTTCCTTACATTACGCAATTTCCAAAAATCATAACAATAGACACCATGCAGGAGATTGGTGATGTTGCGTTTGTTCCATGGTTGGTTGCAGATGACTGGAAACGTGTACCGAAACTAAAGGCTCCATACATGTTTGGTCATTTTGAATTACCAAAATTTAAAATGAATGCCATGGTTGAGATGCCAGACCACGGATTGCTCAATGCCACCCATTTTGTGCATCAAAAACAGGTATTTTCAGGACATTTCCATAAACGACAAAACAGTGGCAAAATTTGGTATATTGGCAACGCATTTCCGCATAACTTTTCGGATGCCTGGGACGACGAACGAGGCATGATGTTCTGGAAGCCTGGGCAAGATCCTGAGTTCAAGTCTTGGCCCGGCGCGCCAAAGTATAGGTCATTAACACTAAGCCAGGTCATATCAAACCCTACCAAGTTCATCGATGACAAAACATTTGCCAAAATCACGGTTGACATTGATACCACCTACGAAGATGTAAACTTCATACGTGAGCTGCTTGAGGTGGATTTAAATGCCAGAGAAATACAAATGATAACTGCCAAGGTAGATGATCCGGATATGCTTGATGAAGCTGATATTAATTTTGAAAGCGTCGATACAATCGTGATAAGCCATCTACAGAGCATCGAGTCAACATCAATGGATAAAAACGAACTAATAAGAATCTACCAGGAGATCTAACGTATGTTGACAATTAAAAATGTTACTATGCGTAACTTTTTAAGTTGCGGCAATGTAACACAAACAATAGAACTTAATAAAAACGGCCTAACCTTGGTACTGGGTGAAAACCTTGATCTTGGTGGAAATGGTTCAAGAAACGGCGTTGGTAAAAGCACCATATTACAGGCAATATCGTATGGTCTGTATGGCCAAAGTCTTGCCAATATCAAGATCAACAATCTTGTAAATCATATCAATCAAAAAAACATGTCGGTTGCCATCGAATTTGAAAAGGACGGGCATCAATATCGCATAGAGCGAGGTCGCAAGCCAAACTTTTTTCGTTACGTGATTGATAATAAGAACATTGACGAAACAACTGATGAAGCACAGGGTGAGAACCGAGAAACACAAAAAGAGATAGACAAACTCCTGGGAATGAGCCACGGATTGTTCAAGCATATCGTTGCACTGAACACATACACCGAACCATTTCTTAACATGGGTGCGGCCAAGCAACGTGAGATAATCGAGGAATTGCTCGGCATAACACAGCTGAGCCAGAAAGCTGACAATCTAAAAGAACTGATCAAATCAACTAAAAACGCAATAGAGCAAGAAGAGTTCCGAATTAGAACCGTAAAGCAGAGCAATGAACGCATACGCGCCCACATGGAAGATATTTCCAGAAAGGCAGACGTGTGGGACACAAAGCAATCCGTTGCAGTAAATGAGCTTGGACAATCCATTGCAGAACTTGAAAAATTGGACATTGATGCTGAGGTACAGGCACATCGTGATTTGGAACTTTATAATCAGCTTGCAGCATCAAAAGCACAAATAAGCAGAGATGTGGCATTGAAAACCAAACATCTCCAACAGATATCTCGACATTTAGAAACATCATTGAGCAATTATGAACGTGCTGCAAATCATGAGTGCCCTACATGCGGACAGGAGATACATGATCAGCAGCACAGCATGATACGAGATGAGCTTGAATCCAAGATAATAGAGCTTGACGCCCAGGTAAATGCAGAGAAGGCAGAGGTTGATTTAAATCGATCCCAACTTGATGAAATAGACGCTGTGCTGCTGGACATGACAAAACCCGTTACAATCTATAAGAATCTGGAACAGGCATTAAATCATCGTAACACGCTTGAATCACTTACAAAAGAGCTTGAAAAGGAACTGCAAGCAGTTAATCCATATCGAGATCAAAACAACAGCTTAGCTGATACCATGCAAGAAGTAACCTACGACGAGCTGAACAAGTTGGTAAAAAACAGGGACCACCAAGAATTCCTGTTAAAACTGCTGACAAACAAGGACAGCTTCATACGCAAGCGCATAATAGATCAAAACCTTGCATATCTAAACGTGCGCCTAAATGAATACCTAGACAAGCTTGGGTTGCCACACAAGGTCAAGTTTATCAACGATCTCTCAGTGGAAATCAGCCTGCTTGGTCAGGACTTGGATTTTGGAAATTTATCTCGTGGGGAATCTACCAGATTGATACTTGCGCTGAGCTGGGCATTCCGTGATATTTTTGAAAACACAACACACGCAATAAATCTGGTGTTTGTGGACGAGCTATTGGATAACGGCATGGATCCGCAGGGGTTGGAAGGTGCGGTTGGTATATTGAAGAAAATGGAACGCGAGCGTAACAAAAACATTTTTGTTATAAGCCATAGAGAAGAGCTGATAAATCGTGTATCAGCTGTTCTAACGGTGTTGAAAGAGAATTCGTTTACCAGTTTCTCTTGGGATTACGTGCCTGCTGTTTGAACCATATCAAATATAATGTCTTTGTTATCCGCGAAAAATACCTCAAAGTCGGTGATGATGTTGGTTTTATAACGAACATAATCACCTACTTTGAACGACGGCAACAAATCATGGTCAAACACCGCAAAACTGCCTTTACGATTGATACGAAACACCACTACCCAAAAATCGCCCGGATCTGCACTGACCTTGGCCTGTGCAATCCATTTGTCAAGCAGGGGAACATCAACATTTTTGAAAAGATTGTGGAAGGGAAATTCACCGTAAAACTTGCTCTCAATCACCAGTTTACGCATGTTAGACGGCGGTATAAGGTCGGCTTTAAATGTTGCAATTTGTCCTTCGTCTAAGGCTGCCTTGCGAAAATTATTGGCACCTCCAAGAAATGCTCCCGAGTTTGGAACACGCAAAAATTTCTGTCCATATAGACCGGTTAAGTAATCGGCTATCTTACGCTCTCCAGTGTTGCCTTTGGCTTTGCCCTTGGTGCTCATGTTTACTCCTGCATTTTAAGCATCTATTTAGGAGGATTTGTTGAGGTCATTGACTTTTATTTTTCTTTGAGATACACTATATACATGCAAATAAGAAACACACATCATGCCAATTTGCGAGACGGTGCGTAT